GTGCCGTGCTAGGGTTTAAGGGCTATCAGTCCTTAAATCGTATGCTTCTCAGCATACGCTGTTGGTCGCCTTCGCAGGCGTCCTGAGGCGCGTGTTCCCAATCGCTGGGGCACAACGCCGGTCGTACCCGCCATTTAGGGTCGTTATCCCTAAGTGTAATGACGGCATTCTTAACGTAACCTTCAATAGATGCAAGGAGAAACCCGTGGGGGTTCCAAACCCTCTTATCTGAATCAGGTCCGCGCAACGTTTCATCCCCAAAGGTCAATCGTCGAGCACGAGGCTCGAGGCGAGAGTAGATAAAACTCCCGTTACGATCTTGTCTGGGCCTCCGGATGGAGGATAGCGCGAGCTTATACCCTGCTGAGTCACTCTCACTCCATGGTACGGCAAGAAATTTGCCGCACTTAAGAAGATAATTGAGTGTCCTTGTCAAAGGGATACCGGTCTGAGAAGACCAGTAAGACAGTCGGTTGTAAGCCACATAGGGAGCGTTTTGCGCGTTATGGTCCTTCAGGTAAAAGCCTCGAACAGGCTTACCCTGGAACCAATCAGCACCACACGACTCCCGGAAGTGTCCTTCATTGAAGGACTTTTCTGGATTTACAGTAAACCCAAGGAGGTCAAGTAATCTACACACCATGCCGTAAGCACGATGCTCGACAATTAAGTCGTCTCCATTCACACCGACGTTCCAATCATGGGACGTAGAGGTATGATTAAATGGAAAAGCTACTTTTTGACGTGTTCGCATTGGGCGCCATGGTATACCCATGACCTTGTAAACTGCAGATATAAGACTAGCAAAGATGACGCACTGAAGAGGAAACGTAAAAGCGTTCCCCATCGTCGACACCATATGGAGGTCGATAAGACCCCCATTCGGATGCTCAGTCTGTCCACATCGCAATTGACTCAATACACCAAACATTTGTTTGGGAAGGAGGTACTGCAACATTTTCAAACTTATGCTATCTGACGCAGAGCTTAGATCGATCGTTCCTAAACGACCGGTCAGACTGCCCAGCTTTGCGAGCTCACGGTTCTTAGCTTGCTGATCTACTAGGTTAATACCATAGTAGTAGGACAAGCGTTCTTCCATCTTGGCCTTTAAGCCTTGTTGAAAGAACATGTTAAGCGAAGGCTCAACACAAATAGTCCGTGAGATTTCGTCCGACTTCGGTACGAAAGTCAGGTAACTCGTGCAGATGCTTCGACCATAGTGTCTGGAGCGAACCAACTCAGCGTTCGTCCAGAGGCACCGGTCACCTAGCCATCTGTCGTATAAAGCAAAGAGGAGTGATGAGGAAGAGGTAAGAGGTCCCGAAAAAGACTTCGAATAGAAGTCCTCAAACGGTACATTAGCACTCTTCCCGGGTCCATGCCTGCCTACGTTTAGTAGGTCAAACAAGTTGTCACATAAAGAGCTGGTACTATCTCTGTACCAGTAGTGGTAGATCGATTGCCGAATCTCACCGAGGATTACATCCTCAACGAGGGTACGGGAATCCCGAAGCTCCCACAAAGAGCACTTAGCATTCACTGCTAAGAACTTCTCCAATGCCTTATCATCGGCATCGTGTGCAACATCGTCAACGTGCTTCTTAAGCAAGGCGTCGACTAACCGTTTCGCAGCTACCTGCTTCACGGTGCACCCAGGCCAACCATTAGGGTCGGCCCCCCGGACAAGAAACGGTCCGAGGTCTTCCTCTACGAGTTTGGAAAGAACATCTGCTCTCAATCGAGACATATGAATTTCCTCCATCAATTACGGAACAAGTAGCTTGCGTCAAGGTCGGCTTCGAGGCCGAACCTTTTCCTTCTTACGAAGTTGACGCACGCGTTCTGCAATTACTTGCAGGTCTGCAAGACTTTTAAATTCGTAGGGAATCTCTTCCCAACGAGAGTCTTGAGTCAGCCCGGGGTCCTTTACAATAGTAAGGAACAGCCGGAACGCGCAGATGACGTTCCGCACTTTCGTGCGGAACGCTACATCAAAGCGTACCAGTGACAAGAGTGTCACCGGTACCCGCGGGAATCTGCCAAACAGCCCCTGAGAAGAGGCTAGAAGCAGCGCGGATATTTGCCGGATCATAGCTGTCTGAGCCCGCAGGGATGCGGGCCTTACAGTCGATTTCCATGATTCGGGGCGGGTTGCTCGCTGCGACGTTCACGCCTTTGCGTACTTTGCAGTACGTATACACGTTGAACGGCACTTGACCGAGTAAACCCGTCATCGCATTCAACATCGCAAAGGTAAACGTCTTGAGGACGCTAGGCCTTTCGAATGTAATAGTGAATGGATCCGAGATTGAATGGACGCGCACACCAGTCTGCGTTCCGCCGACTGCTGTCACGTTCCACTGTTTGCCAGTTGTGGCATTCGGTGGGTTATCAACCGCTAGAGTATACGTCGGGGAGGTGAATCCCGTCTGTGCTCCACCGGTGACCGGGCTCGAAAGTGAGATGGCCATGAGGCCCTCCAGTTTTTATAGGGTCAGGTTTTAACATACCATCACCTAGAGGTTAAAGTTTATTACCCAGAATATCCGTAGTAATGTCATTCGCCTGAGC